GTCACTTGCGGGTGGCGTGCTACTGGCACAGAAACCGTTAACGGCACAGAATACAGCAACTCTATATACGGCACTTGCTCGTTTACAGAACCTCCTGCTGGTGACCCTAACTTTGTGCCTTTTGCTAACCTGACGCAAGATATTGTGAACGGCTGGGTGTGGGCATCTGGTGTTGACAAGACTGCTACTGAAGCTGCTATTAACGCTAACTTGGCTGCTCAGATTACACCCGCCACTACGCAACCACCCTTGCCTTGGGTCACACCTGCGGCATAATACTCACGCCAACTTTCTGGCACTTTTTAACAGGAAAATACATCATGACCGAACAAGCCCAACCCGCATCAAAAACCCAAGCCTTCATCTATTCCGCCGACTTGGTGAATGCAACTTTGCAATACTTGGCGACTAAGCCTTACGGCGAAGTGGCGAACCTGATTGCTGGTTTTAATCAACCAATCGACCCTTCCACCATTCAACAAGCCGCCGCCGAAGCGCCGCCCGAAAGCTGATAAATGGACAATCCAGTTACGCACGAACAAATTTATGCGCGTCTTTGCGCGATGGAATCCAAGGTTGACACAATAGAGTCAAACACTAAGGACATCATTGAGGCATTCAAGGCGGCGCAAGGCGCGGTGAAAGTGTTGAACTGGATTGCGTCCCTTGCAAAGCCAATCGGCATCATTACTTTGGTGACGGGCGCGATTATGGTGGGATGGCATAACCTAACGGGGAAATAATGTTTGACCCAGTAAGCATCGGCCTTGCGCTATCGGGCATTCAGAAAGCGGTAAAACTTGTCAAACAGGCAAGCCAAACCGTCGATGATGTGTCGGCGCTTGGCCCGGTGTTGGGCAAGTATTTCACCGCAAAAGATGTCGCGGTAAAAACGGTAACCGCCGCCAAGAACTCGGGCAACGCCAGCAACATGGGCGCTGCAATCGAAATTGAAATGGCGCTGGAACAAACCCGCCAATTTGAATCCGAACTTCAAATGTTGTTCATGCAAGCTGGCAAGGTTGACGTTTGGAACAAGATTAAAGCTCGCGCTGGCGACATGGACAAAGCGGACAAGTTTGCCGAACAAGCCGCCAAAGACCGCGCAAAGAAGCAAAAAGAAGAACAAGAAGAATTTTTCATCATTGCATTGGTGATTGTTTTGGTCGTTGTTCTTGGAACGGTTGGCTATTACTTCATACAGGAATCCGTAGACTATGCGAAAAAAAATAGCCATCCTGTTCATCATCGCAATTAGTGGATGTTCGGACCGTTACAGATACGTTTGTCAAGACTTTGACCATTTTCAAGACCCTGAATGCCAGCGTCCGCGCTGTCTTTTCACGCAAACCTGCCCGGACTATTTGGTCGCGCCCGTTCTGGAGAAACAAATTGATGCTATTCAGCAACCACCCGGACCACAAACTAACCGCTGAAGAAATTGAGGTCCGAATTTGGGCCATCGTTGTCTTGGCGATTACGGGCATTTTGTTTTTTATTGTCATTTGCCTTTTGTATTCGGTGACCTTTGTGGTTCAACCAATCAAGGCAATGGCTCCCATCGACCAAGCCTACACCAAGATGCTGAACGACATCGTTTTGCTGTTGGTTGGGGGTATAGGTGGTATCGTCGGCAAACGCGTGGCTGGCGGCGTTGCAGGCACGTTGGCAGGGGTCAAACAAGCCACAGCACCCATAGCGCCTTGCGTGGCTCAAAATCAGTTTGTGCAACCACCGCAAAGTTCGGCATTCGGTGCAATGCCTGTTTTTGTTAATCCCGAACTTGACGAATCTTGGCGTCCACCACCACCGCCGACAACACCGCCCGAACATTTGGAATCGGACGATTTCCGGCAAGAAATAGCCGCGGCACGATTGGGAGCGTCATGACTTGGATTCTTACGTTTTTTAGCGACCTTTTCTACATTCTGGCAATGCTGGCGCTGGTTGGGGGGATTGCCCTATACGGCGTCAGTTATGTGGCGAAATGGCTGCCGGTGATTGCCACTTACGCTTTAATGATGCAAGTCGGCGGCATTGTTTTGGCCTTGGGTGGTGGCTACTTTGTGGCCGAACATAAAGGTTACGAAAAGCGCGTGGCCGAAGATAAAGCGGAAATTGACCGCCTAAACGCTGAAGCGCGGCAAAAAGAAGCTGAACTGGCCCAAACCTTGAAAGAAAAAACCGCGGCATTACGAAAGGCAACCAATGCAATTTCTCAAAAACAAGTTGTTACTAATCAGCGCATTGATGCTGGCGAGTTGCACTTCAACACCAGTTGTCCCGTACAAGCCAGTTCAGATGCCGGAACTCCCGCCGGAAATCCAGAAAATGGAACCCAATCTGAACGAGAGATTCTTAAAACTATTAACGACATCACCACCCAAGGCGACACCGCCATCATCAGACTTAACGCCTGTATCGACCAATACAACGAAGTGAAAGGAAAGGTAAATGCTCAACAATGACCAATTAGCAAAGTTGGGCATCAATCCTTCATGGTTGGATGGCTTAAACGAAACATTCCAGCGGTTCAACATTGCCACGCCGCACCAGCAAGCCATGTTCATTGGTCAATGCGGCCATGAATGCAACAACTTTAAAACGCTGGAAGAAAACCTAAACTATAAAGCCGCAACCTTGATGCGTTTGTGGCCGAAACGCTTTCCAACACAGGAAATCGCCAACGAATACGCCGGGCAACCACGAAAAATTGCGAATAACGTTTACTCAAACCGCATGGGAAACCGCGATGAAGCGTCGGGCGATGGGTATCGTTTCCGTGGCCGTGGCTGCGTTCAATTGACGGGTCACGCCAATTACTATCATGCCGGGCAAGCCCTTGGCGTTGACTTTGTGATGAACCCCGACATGGTGGCAACGCCGCATTACGCCGCGCTGACCGCTGGTTGGTTTTGGGATACGCACAAATTGAACGCACCCGCTGACGCATGGGATTTCGTGAAATGCACCAAGATTATCAACGGCGGTTCAATTGGCCTTGCTGAACGCCGCCAACACGCTGAACACGCCTTGAACGTCTTGTCCTAAAAGGTGGAAGCCCTCAATTTGGCCTTTTAAATTCCATGCGAGAAAGCCAAAAAACCGCATGGTTCGGCATCCTTGAACGTTGGCTTAACAGGCTTCCAAAAGACAACCGCGGGTCAAATCATAAGCAAAGATTGGATTTTTTGTTCCAGTTCTTGCAAAAATAATTTGACTTCAGTTTCTAATTCGGCCACATACACCGGGTCAAACGGGACGCGCTGAATGTAAAGCTGCAAGCGTTCTGGAACTCGCGGGTCATACGAAACAAAATCCACCCATTTGCGTCCGGTACAGGCCATTTGCCATTGCATTTGGTCATGATACTTTTTAGGGTATTTTTTGTTGATGATTGTCTCGAAATGATTGGCCGAATTCGGACACTTGATTTCTATCGCGCCATCATCCCCGACAAGGCCATCAGGCGAAGCACCAGCGCGTTCAATTGTTGGGTGGGATATATACCCCACTTCATCAACCATCACGTCCTTGGCTTGTTCATACGCCGCCCTCGCAAATGGTTCTTGCATCGTTCCCCATTTCATGGCGTCGTTGGTGAAAGATTCTTCAACCGTCCCGGTCAATCGTTCGCAAAGCAATTGGCTCATGTAATTGGCGCGAGATGCTGAATACCCTGTTTTTGTCTTTGCTACGATGTCCGAAATGCGCGAAGCTGTCGCATTGCCACATCGAGATGCGAACCACTCTGGTGAACCTTGAATCATATTGCTGCTTTTTTGCGGTCTTTGAGGTCAAGAATTTGATTTTGAAGCTGGATGTTACCGCCAGCAAATTTTAGCGCGGCAAAGTAAGCGGTTTTCAATTCATCGTGCGTTCGTGCGTTTTCCATATTTGCAAGGTATGGCGTCAAGTCGGCCAATGATGGTCCGCCGCTGACTTGGTGGTTGTCGATTTCCACGTCGATGGCTTCAGTCGGAATGCTGAATGCTTGAAAACAGGCGTATTTGTAAGCCGTGGACATTGCTTTGTTGGTGGCCTTGTCGGACGAATCCATTGCTTCACCAAACGTTTTGACGATGTGTTTTGACCCATCTTCAACGCTGACGAAATCGAATTCAGCTTCCACGGTGACGTAAAAAAGAACCTTATTGCTGGCGCTGACCCGTTCCGCACAGGTTCGGCTCAACACCCGCGGCAAAATGCAAAGCCCATGTTTTGGCAGCAATTCGGCCAAGGCGTTATAAACGTCATCGATGCCCCGGAAATGGTAGATTGAACCAGAATCGGTTTTGCGGTTTTTGGCGATTCCACGCACCGACAATGCGGCTTGCACGTCGCTGATTGCTTTATAAACTTTCATTTTTTGTAAAACTCCGATTCGCAAAGTTCATCTAAACGCATGAAAGCGTCCATCAATGGGTCTTTGGTTGCCTTAGCCACATCCGCGCTGCCTTGACCAAAAAAGCCAAGCAAGCTGGCAATAAGCTGCCGCGCCACGAATGGCGTAATGTCGGAATCTTCAATTTGCCCAAGTTGGGTTAGAACGCCATATAGGGTTCGATTGGTGTGTGTCATATCTTTTCATGTGTTGTTGAAGGGATGTCCATTGTATAGTAAACTGAACGGATGACAAAAGAAATTGCAATTAAATTGGCTGGTGGGTCGAACGCATTGGCGCGACTGTTGGGCATCACAAAAGGCGCGGTGTCGCAATGGAAGGCCATTCCAAAGGGTCGGCTTTACGACTTGCGAAACTTGCGGCCCGAATGGTTTTATTGATATATAATTTTTTGAAGCATGGCTAGGGTAGCTCCCGAAAAGACGATTCGTTACCGTCCTGCCAATGTTTCTTTCGGTAACGACAACCTATAACGTAAGGGTTTATGCACTACTATCCGTTTCACGTCGGGGATTACATCCACGACACGGCACATCTAAGCAATGAAGAAGATTTGGCATTTCGCCGACTTCTGGATTTGTATTACACGCAAGAAAAGCCAATCCCAAACAAAACCCACGAGGTTGCCAGACGCATCCGAATGGCTAAACATGAAGGCGCTGTCCAAACGGTTTTGGAAGAATTTTTCATGTTTGATATGGCAAATGATTGCTGGTTTCATAAGCGTTGCGACGAAACAATTTCAGCATATCAAGCCAAAGTTGAACGCAATCGCACCGTGGGCAAACTAGGTGGCAGACCCAAGTCGAACCCAAGAGAAACCCAAACGGTTTCCAAACCTAACCCTAACCAAGAACCAATAACCAATAACCAAGAACCAATAATAAAGAAGAAGAAAGCAACTAGCGTTGCTTGCCCTCCTGACGTCGGTATTCAAGTTTGGGATGATTGGATGACCGTTCGTAAAGGCAAAGGCGCAAAAACCCTGACGCAAACAGGTTGGACAAAATTTTTAAACCAAGTCGATAAAGCTGGTTGGACTATTGAACAAGCAATAAGTCATTGCTGCATGAAAAATTGGGTAAGTTTTGAAGCCGCATGGATTGAACAAAAATTAACAAATTCAGAAAAACGTCAAAATCAAATGGCCCAATTGACACGGGGTTTGTCAATACCAAAACCAAAACCCCAGCCGTTCTGGACAAAATCAACAACCATCGTGGAGGAAATTCCAAATGTGGAATCAAAACGACTTTTGTGATGCTGACTCAGGGTTTGATTACATTTTCACCAAAATGAATGCAATTTACGGGGCAAGGTTTGAATCTAATTGGCAAAACGTTGATGTGGACATTGTGCGCGAGGTTTGGAAAGAACAATTGGGTCGGTTTTTGACCTATAAGCCAAGCATGGACCACGCCATTCGAATGTTGAAAGGGGAGTTCCCGCCCAGCGCCATCACATTTCGCGAATACTGCAACACAGGCCCGGACATTCCGGAAAAACCAGTTCCGCAAATCGAACGGCAATCGACGGTTCACGAACAAATCAAAGCCGCGGAAGCCAAAGCAAAATTGCGGGAATTGGTCCAACAAATGAAAATGAAGGTATGACCCGCCAAGAAGCCAACCGTATCTTGGACAAGCTCAAGGACGGGCAACCAATACCCCAACACATGATTGAAATGGCACTTTTAGAAACCGAAGACTATGGACAACACAGAATTGGAATTTATGCGGCAATCGGAAGCGCGGGAATGGAAAGCGCGATTCGACAAGAAGGCCAAGGAATTGGGCCGCAATGAGGCGATTGCTTGGTGGAAGGACACAATAAGGGAAATCGAAAAAAAGCGCGGCAAAACCGAAGCCAATGCCCTTGTTGAGCGCATTACGCAATTAAGGACGCGCCGGATATGACTTTTTACGTTGGACAGGTTAAAAAGAAGTGGTCGAAAGATTGGCGAACCGTGGTCATGAATGCCGAATTGTTGGATGCCGCCGTATCAAAAACGCTGGCGCTGGCAATCAAGGACGAAACGATGGCCCGTGTTTTCCAAGCCAGCGATGAACGTTGGGACGAAATAAAAGTGGTTTTTTTAAAAGGAGACAAAGATGGACGATTGGACGCCTGAAATGGACGAAGCAATGAAAAACATTTCCGCAAAAGCCAACAAAGGCCAAGTCGGTGGCATTCATTACGTTGCCATGAAAATTCAACCTTGGGAAGTGATGGAATCCGTTTTGACCCGTGACGAATTCATTGGGTTTCTCAAAGGCAACGTAATCAAATACAGCATGAGACAGGGACGCAAACCCGACGCGCTGGATGACGCCGAAAAAGCCCATCATTACCGCATGAAGCTGAAAGAAATGTTGGACCAATGAGACGCGCCGCAAAAGTAGACCAAAATCAGAACAGAATCGTGGACGCTTTGCGTTACGCTGGCGCTACCGTTCAATCACTTGGGCAAGTTGGTGGCGGTTGTCCTGATTTGCTGGTTGGCTATAAAAGGGTCAACATCTTGATGGAAGTCAAGGACGGCGATAAAGCGCCAAGCGCCCGCACGTTACGCGAAAGCCAAATGACTTGGTGGTCAGAATGGTCCGGCGCTAGGCCGTTTTTGGTTGAATCCGTAGACGATGCCCTGCAAGTTTTGAAGAAAATTAGGGAAAACCCCTAAATTTTTTTAATTTTTTTTTAAAAAAACTCTTGAAAGTGTTTAGAAATCTAAACTAGAATCACACATCGACAACACAAAAGAGGAAACGATATGACTACTTTTAACAATATGCTGGAAACTTGGGTTGGTTCCGGTAAGTTTGATTCCAAGGGGCGCGAAATTGGTTTTATTGTTGGCACAAACGACAATGGCACAGAATTCGCCGCATGGGTTCAAGCTGGCCGCGGATTTAAACATGATTTTGTCGATTTTGGTGTTCGACAACGTTCAAAAATGTTTGCTACTCAAAAAGCCGCGACCACATGGGCTTACAGCACCGCCAAACAACGCATTGCAAAGTTGGTCGCATGAAAACACAAATGCTTCAACGCGCACGTCGCAATTTTGACCGCCCCGACATTGAGCGCCACTTGGTTCGGCACAATATTCGCGCATGGGTTCGGTCAGTCCGAATCCTTGGCGACAAATGGTTATTAGCACATCACATCACACGATTGGAAACAAAATGATTCTGGAAAAAATCTTGGACTACGGGTTGGCGGTAATTATTGCCGTGTTGTTGGCTTGGTTCTTGGCGGTGGCTTTGGTATGAACCACCAATTCTTTTATCGCGGTTTGGAATGGGATATTTATTACGAACCCGGCGAACCAGCAACACGCGACGAACCCGGCGACCCCGGCGAATGCTATGTTGATTGCGTGACATCGTTTGGCGATGAGGAAATCACGGACATGATTACCGAATCAGCAATGGACGACGCTTGTGATGCGTTTGTCAAATGGATGGAAAAAAGACTATGACTTGGCCGTTTCCAACCAAATTGCCGCCCAACAAACCGGGCGAACCCAAATTCAACCCGGACAATTTTGAGGAAGCACCGCTATGACTAAAGACGAAACCCCAGATTACTTTTTCTGTGAGCGAACATTGATTAACTCGTTGGAAGATACAAACGTAAGTCAAAAAATTCAAGATTCGC